AGCGCGTTGGCGTCGGAGCGCTCGATGTCCTCGCGCACCATGTTGTGTTCGGTCTTGCCGCCGAGCTGGCCGGCCGTGGAGTCCGCCGTGCCCGTCTGCCCGAGCACGAGTTTCGAAATCTGCTTGTCGAGATAATCGGTGAGCGCCGAATGCACGTCGCCGCTGGCGCCCTTCGAACCGCCCTCCTGGAACACGATCTTCATGTTCGACGGGATGATCGCAGCCCCATCCGCGCTGATGGAGGCGACCGCGCGCAACAGCGCGTCCTTGTCGTCCTCGGCCGCGCCCGGCTGGTATTCGCCGTAGCGGAACGGAATGCCGTAGATCTCGCAAAACTGCACCCAGTCCTTCAGCGCGAAATTCTGGAACAGCCACGCCCAGGCGACGGGGCGCGCGAGGCCGCCGCGCACGGGAATGCCGCTCTTCGCCTTCAGCGGCAGCCACAGGAACTTGTAGGGCGGCAGCGGCATGCCGATGCCGCCATCGTCTTCGCCGCGCAACAAGGGAATGCGCCGCGTCGGCCGGTCGAAGCGGATAAAGCGCGGATCGACATAATCGAGCGCATCGACGGCCCAATGCGCGCCTTGCAAATTCCACACGATCTCCATCAGCGAGTGGCCCTTGCCGATGGCGTCCAGCATGTCGAACAGCGCATTCGCGATCAGCCCGGAGTCGACCAGGTTGTTCTGCACGTCCTGCGCGATTGCGACGTCGATCGGGTCTTTGCCGCCGGCTTCGAGCGTGATGTCGAGCTGGGAGACCTGGCGCTTGCGCTGGCCGAGCACGGCCATGTACTGAAAATATTTCTCCTCGATCTCTTCGGCGAGCTGGAAATAATGCCAGGGCTCGCCGTCCTGCGCTTCGATCAGGAGCGAGGCCAGCCCCCACGGATCGAGGCCGCCCGAGACGACGGGGCCGACCGCCTGGCGCACGCCGGTGAGCGTGGCCGCGGCGATGCGCTCTTCCATCACCTCGCGGATGATCGGCGCGCCGCTCGCGTTGACGAGGCCGGTGTCCTTAAATGCGATCGTCTTCACCATGCGCCACCTTTGAACGTGTTCGTGCGAGCGGGCCGCTCGTCGGGACGCATGCGCATGCGGCCGTTCTCGTGTTCCTCGTGTTCCGCCGGCGTGCCTTCGTCCCATTTGCGCCGGCGCGGCGCCGAGCGATAGCCGGTGTAATTCAGCTCCGGCTGCTCCGCTTCCTCGCAGGCGAGCGCGCAGGCCCAGAACATGTCGGCGTGGACTTCGTCGGTGTCGTTGACCAGGCGCACCGTGTCGCCCGTTCCCTTCGCGCGCTTGATGGCGCGCAGATCGGCGCGGATCGCCGGATCGTCGGGAATGCGGATGGTGCCGTCCTCGAAGCGCTTCTTCATGGCGATCGCCATGCTGAGCTTGTTCGGCCCGGTGAAGAGCACGCCGCGCACGCGATCGCCGTGCTTCAGGATCGCGCGCTCGACCTCGCCTTCGCCCATGCCTGTCTGGTCGACGCCGGCGCGCAGCACGCGATAGCGCTGCATGAGGCCGTCGAAGATCTGCTCCTGCTCGGTGAACGTTACGCAGCGCATCTCGCGCCGCTCGCGCAACCAGATGATCGAGCCGACGATCTCGAAGAGCCACATCACCGCCAAATCGCGCCGGCGCGCGATGTCGCGGCCGATGACGCAAAGACCCTTGGCGTAGAGCTCCGGCTTGCCGGCGTCCGCGTGCTGCGCGGCCACGACCAGGTCGGGCGGTATCCACGAGCCCGCGCCGGTCGCCGGAATGCAATCGAGCTCCTCGGCCGCGGCGTCGCCATAGGCCGCGCGCACGTCCGCTTCCCATCGCCGCTTGCCGTCTTCCGTTGCCTCGCGGCCGGTGACCAGACAAATGCGTTCATAGAGGCCGTCCGCAATCGCGTCCTTCAACGTGATCTTGACGGTGCTTCCCTTGCGACGCCCGGAGTGGATTTCGTCGAGGAGCTGATTGAAGGGATTGTCGATGCCGTTATGCGTCGAGATGACGATGACGCGTCCGCCCCACATAAGGAGGGCAAGTGCTGCCTTCAGCAGTTCGGCCAGATTGTCGACGAAGGCCGCTTCGTCGATGATGACGACGCCCTTGCGCCCGCGCAGGGATCGCGGCGCGCTCGACAGCGCCGTGATCTCGAAGCCCGATGCGAAAGTGATGCGGAACGCTCTGATGCCGCGCGTGTTGCCGTGCTCGTCCGTATCGTCGAACAGGAACTCGCCGACTTCCATGCCGGCGAAATTGTAGGCCTTGGCCCACATCGCGCAGTCGTCGATGAATTCGCGGGTCATCTCCTGGCTGAAGGAGATATAGGATACGTCGTCGCCGCCTTCGCCACGCGCAGCGCCGGCCGTCAGAACCGCGAAGGCGGCAATGCCCCATGTCAAACCGATGCGCCGCGACTTCTCGATCACGATCAGCGCATGATGCGAACACTCGGCGAGTGCACGGCTCTGGTATTTGAGGAGCAGATCGCCGCGCGGCAATCCTTCCAGTGCGACGGGAAGCTCATCGCCCTCATGCTTCGCGAACAGCTGCGCTTCGGTGAGCATCATAGGGCCGCAACCCGGTTGGCTCGGTGATGGCGCCACGCCTCAGCATGTTCCGGACAGAGGTCTTTTCCAGGCGCGGGGCTGTAGCTGCAGGCGCTGCACAACCTTGCATCGCAGGTATTGCCGGCGCCGATCTTCCAGTCGCATTGCCGGCGCTCGGACGCGAGCGTCCCGCAATTCGCGCACTTCGTGCGCCGCGCGCGTGGCCCGCAGACGACCGCGACGACACCGCTCGGAAGCTTGACGGTTTCGCAGGTCATGCGAGCATGTCCGCGGTCGCGCCGGCGGCGAACAGGAGCGCGATCCATTGGCAGACGCGTGTCGAGCCCTGATCGACCACGCCGTCCCATTCGCCGGCGAAGTCGGGGCCGTGTCCGCGATATTCGGTGTGGAAGCTCACCTGGCCCGTGGGCAGCTCGACGTAGAGCACCCAGCAATGCACCGGTTCTTTCCGATCGCGCTTCCAGCCCCAGACGAGATCGTGCGCTTTCTCGCGCAGGCAGACGTCGAGATTGTCGAGCGCCCATTGCTTGCGCTCGTATGCCATGCGCTTGAACGAACCCCGGCCGCGCAGGCCGCCGCGATAGACCTTGGCGCGCGCGCTCGCCTTATGCGCGCGAAAGAGATTGGTCGCGACGTGCCCCATCGGCCCCATCGCGTCGAGCTGCGCGTAGATCGCCTTCGTCGCTTCGCCGTCGCTGCCGGCATAAACGCACATGATCTCGGCAAGGATCATCCCGCGACTCCCAGCACCGCGCGACGGATCTCCGCGACCGTGTCTTTCGAAAGACCAGGAGTGGTTTTTTTGAGGGTCTTTTCGACCACTGCAGCGGCGCTCTTCGCGGTCTCCTGCCTGATCTTCAGCACGCGATCGGCGTTGATCTTCGAGGCCGACGCCGCGGCTTGCAGAGCTTTGCCGATACTCGCGGCCTCGTGCGCCGTGATCTTCACGTCAGAGCCGTCTGCCGCCGTCCCGGACGCGAGCCGCATGATGGCGGAGTGGAGCAACTCGACGTTCATGTTGACGAGCTGTCCGTCGTCCTTGCCGGAAATCGTCGGCGCGATGCCTTCGGCGACGGCGCGGGCTTCGCGGATGAGGTTGCCGACTTCCGCGAGTTTCTTCACGTGGCGGCCGACCGCGCTCTTCGAGACCGTCTGGTTCATCGACTTCAGATATTCGACGATCTGCTCGATGGTGTAGCCGTTGTCGATGCGCAGGCGATTGACTTGCGCGCGGATGTCGCTGTCGAGCTTGTCGATGCTGGAGGGTCTCATAGGATTACACTCCTATGCTCGGACGCTTCACGCCTTCGACTCTGATCCGGCCTTCCGCGCAATCGACGCCGCGCTTGGTGATCCTCGCGACGGCGACGCGATCCTCGAACCACTCGACCTTCACGCAGCCCGTCTCTTCCAGGAAGCGCAGTTCGTCGCGCACGGTCTCGTGCGTGACGCCCGCGGTGTGGCCGAGGAGTTCGAGGCCCTGGCGCAACACGCTTTCGTTGGCCGTTCCGCCGGCTTCCGCAACCAGCTTCAGGATGACGAGGCGGCGATCCTGCGCGAGCGCTTCTGCGAATTTCATGGCGTCAGCCTTCGACCTTGAACAGATGGTCTTCGACGCGGCGCAGCGCCAGAGCATTGCCTGCGCTCGACTCCACAATGCCGGCCATCTTGGCGTTGATCGCCTTCAAATCGCCGCCCAGTTCCGAGAGCTGAAGCGAGAGCCTGTGCACGTCGTCGCGCCGCGGCATGTCCTCGATCGTGCCTTCGATCCGGTTCAGCCGGTCGTGATCGCCGCTGTAGCGGTCGTACATTCCCTTCACGGCGAGTTCGAGCTTCGCTTCGACGGCAGCACATTTCTTCTCGGCCACAGACGACGCCGTCGAGCGGACGTAAAAGCAGAACAGCACCGCCGCGCCCGACATGGCGATCGAGGCGCTTTCGACGAATAGGCTGATGCTTTCGAGGTTCACGCGTACAGCTTCCTCAAAAAGACCGGAGCGCCGCTGACTTCTAAACAGCGACGCCCCGGAAGTGATCGCGCGCCGCCGGGGGAACAGTGGCGGACGCGAATTCTCAGAGCGACGCGATCAGCCCCGCGACGACGGCCTTCAGCCCTGCGGAAACCGCGCCGCCCAGGAACGCACTGCCGCTCGCCGCATCTTTCGCCACGACGCTTTCGGCGACGCTCTCGATCGACGCGCCCGAACCGAGTTCGCCGATCGCGGTCGTGACGTAGCCCTGGATCTGGGCAACGGCTTTCGGCTGGAAGGTGTTCCAGGTGTTGGTGATCGCGGTCTCGACGACGCCGAGTTCCTGTTCGCCGAATTGCTCGGCCTTTTCGAGCAGCGCTTCGCCGTCTGCCTTCAGCGCGTTCCAGCCGTCGACGAGCGCGGTTTCGATGCGCTGGCCGAAGCTCGGTGTCGCGACCGTCGGCGCATCGGCAGCGGGTGCGCCTGGCGCGACCGCGCCGGCGAGAATGGCGCCCTTGCTTGCACCGGCGAGCATAAGCGTCTTGAGCGACGGCGCGGCGTGCGCTGCGAAAGCGATTCCTGACGTCATCAGCATGTCGATCTTCCTTCTTGGGTCGGTGAAGCGATAAGCGCGCGGCCGATCACGGCTTGGCCTGCGCGTAGAATTTGAGTTTTCCGAGCTGCACGGTGAAGCGCACGGCGCCCCATTCCTTCGGCGGTTCTGCGAGCGAGGTGTCGTGACAGAACACGGCGTCCTGCGTGTTGTCGGCGATGCGGAACTGAATTGCGGCCAGCGCGAGGCCCAGACACGCGGCATAGGCGGCATCGGCTGTCGTCGCCTTGATCGTGCGATCGTAATCCGCGGTGCCCTTGTTCCAGCAATCGAACTGCATCGGCGCCTGGCAGACGCCGGCGATGCTGCGCGCGCCGGGAAACTTGCCAAGGGTCGCGCGGTTCAGCACCACGCTGATGACGCCGATCCGCGCCGCGTCGCTCTGGTCGGACGCTCTGCCGTAGGCGGTGCGTGCGAGAATTTCGGGGTCTTTCGGAGCGATGGGCGGCAGCGTTCGCATGGCGCGGACGATGGGCTTCGGTCGCTGCGGTAATAAGGGGTCTAACTGGACCCCTGAGCTGCGTTCTCGTCGGTCTCGAATTTTCCCAAATGCGCCAGCGCCGAGACGATGTGCAGCAGCGCGAGGTTGGGACGTCCCTGGCGAAGTTCAGTCTCCGCGTTGTCGAGGTGTGCGCGCAAGATGACGAGCCGCGCCTTCTGTTCGGGCGTCATGGGCACGCTTTGCGATGCTGCACGCGCCAGATCGAGAGATCGGCGTCCCACGGCTTTGCGGCTTCGCGCGCGCCCGACGGCACCGGCAGCGTCACATGCGCCGCGGCCTCGACGTCGGCGAGCGACGAAAGCCACGGCGAGAGCTCGCCCTTGGCGATCGCCTTCTGCGGCATCACGAAATCGACGAGCTCGGCCGTCCTGCGATCGACGACGACCTTGAAGAAAGCGGACGGCACCGGGAGCTTGTCCGCGCCGATCGCGCCCATGGTCGGCGCCATGACAGGCCCGACATAGACTTCCACATCGCCGCGCGCGAGTGCCCAGGCGCGGACATATTCCTCGCCGCGTTCCCAGCCCTGACGGTTCAATCCCGGCAATTGCGGCGCGACATTCGCCATGCTGAATGTGTCGCGCTGCTCATCCGCATCCCACGCGAAATCTTCGTTGGGCGCCATGTGGCCGAGATCGTAGCCGGAGCCCGCGTAGTCCGATGCACGGCCCTGATCCTCAGCGGGCACGAGCGGATCGACCTTGAAGGTGAGCCCCGTTCGCGGGAAGCAACCGAGCGTGTGCGGCCCTGTCAGCTCGTAGGCGACCCAGCGCACTTCCTTCGTCGCGCGATCGACGGCGGAGACGTAGCCGGCGTGGCAGGCGATGTCGGTCGCGGCGCCGTCGGTGACAGTGGGCATTCCCCACGGCGGTGCGGATGCGCAGGAAGGCGGTTGTTCGTTTGCGATCGCGGCGGCGAAAAGAAGTGCCGGCAGGATGCCGGCGGTCCCAGCAAGCATGATGAGCCTCCTACAGATAATCTTCGAGATCGATTTGGCGCGGGTCTCTGCGGCGCGGCGGCGGTGCGGAGGGATCGCGGGGGATTTCCTTCTTGAGCTTGCGCAGGATGCGTTTCGCCGTGGAATAGGAGACGCCCAGCGCCTCGACGATCGCATGACGCGCGCGGCCGTTCGAGTTCTCGACGGCTTCGGCGGCAATGTCGAGCTTGAGATCGCGGCCCATGGGCACAACGAGACGTTCGCCGCCCATCTCCCTGCACAGGGCTTCCGCGGCCGGGCGGCCAATGCCCAGCACCAGTTCGTGATTGGGCGCGAGCACGCCTCGGGGAACGTAGAGCTTTCGGCCCCCGAATTTCCGCACAAGGCTCTTCGCCGCCGCGATGCCGCCCGCATTGGCGACGAGCACCAGCACGCGCGACGGCTGCCAGGAATTGCGGCGTTTCTTATTCATGCGCTACCGCTGCGCTGCTTGAGCGTGGGGCTTGAACGCTCCTGATCCAGCGGCCGAGCTGGATCGCGGCCTGGTCGAGTTCGTGGCGCTTGAGGCTGTCGACGACGTCCTTGCGCGGGACGATGCGATGCGAAATCCAGCCGTCGAGTCCCCACTCGTGCTGAACCCTGGTCTGGCCGAGCGTGCCCAGGAGCGCCCATTGCGCGCGCAGGAGCGCTCTCCTGGCCTCGATGCCATCATCGGGCGGCACGAAGCCCGCGCGCGCGCACATCGCTTTCAGCGCCTCCGTGACCTTGTTCGCGTCGGTGGGCGTCAGCCATGCGAGCTTCACGCAGCGCGTCTGGCGCTCGACGAAGCGGTCGAGCGCATGGTCGGTTCCATTTTCGAACAGGCCGAGGTTGAAGGCGGCGATGAAGAGCGCCTTCGCTTTCGCCGTATGCGCGTTGTTCGCCTGTTTCACGTGGAACGAGGCGAGCACCTTGTCCAGCTCGGCGTCGTCGCAGTCCTTCGCGCTGCGCTTGCCGGTGATGCGCTCCAGGCGGTCGCGATATTCGTCCTCGCTCAACCCCTGGTCGCGCGCCAGCACGTGAAGCTTCCGGAGCTTCAGATTGCGCGTGTTGTTCGCCGGAGCGTTCATGCGAGCGCCTTTTCGATCTGCGCCCGCGCGGCCTTGATGCGCTCCGCGGGGTCGACAGCTTCGTCCTGGAGCGCCTTCTCGACAGCCATAAGGCCGCTGCGGAATTGCTCGCCGCGGCCGTCTGGGTGCTCTGAGTGCTCGTATGTGCCCCAATAGGCAGCTTGCTCCAGCCGATTAAGCTCGTCGCAGATCGTTTTCGCGGCGTCGCAGAAACCGTTCGATTGCAGGAAATCGCGCGCGGCTTCCATGAAGATGGCTGTCTTCGCGAGACCATGGCCCGCACGCACCAGGAATTCCTGTTCGGTCATCGCTCTCACGGCGTCTCGATCCTGCGGGCGTGGAAGAGGCTGAGGAGCGCCAGGCAGCGCTCGATCGACGCGTCGACGTTCTCTTGGTGCGCGACCGGGATGGTTTCGCCGAAAATGTTGTAGGCGTCGACCAGCTCGGTATTGGCGACGCCCGAGCGCAGACACAATTCGAGCACGGCGCGGTGAAGCGCTAAGGCCGCCTCCTTCGGGTTGGGCGGCAGGCGGGACTGGTCGAGATCGAGAGCGCGGGAAGACATGTCGAGCACCGTGTTGACGAAGGCGCGCTGCAGGCGTTCGCGTTTGTCGCCGTGCAGCACGCGGAGCAGCGGATGGACCGTGAGCAGGAGGTCGCCGACAGGGCTGTCGAAGGCGTGGACGTTCATGCGGCACCTCCGACGAGGGCGAAAGCGCGGGCGCGGCGCTGCATGCGCTTCAGATATCCGCGCTCTTCGAGACCGCGCATGAGGCGCGCGATCGTCGACTTCGAATTGACGCCGATGGCCGCCATCATCTCGGTGTAAGACGGGTTTGCCCCACGGCCTCGAACTTCCTGATTGCGTCGAGCAGATCGCGCTGCCGCGATGTGAGGCCGAGCTTCATTTCGGGGATCTGATGGCCGCAGTTCGGACACGTCTTCATGTCTTCGGCTCCGCCAGCTCGGCGCCGAAGGGCGCGATGTAGAATTCCTCGCCGGCCGAGCCGATGACGACGCCGGGAATTTTGGCGGCGACGTCCGGCTCTTCAAGCATGCGTTCCTTGTTCGGCTCTTCCTTGGTGCGGATGAAGCGGCGCAGGCCGTACTTTTTGATCGCTTCGACGATGTCTTCGGCCTTGAAGCCCTTCTTCCAGCGCACGGAGGGCGGACGGTTGCGCCAGCCGATGCTTCCTGCGGGAAGCAGCACGGTTTTGGACTTGCCGTCGTCCGTCAGGCGGTCGCGATGCGCCGCGCCCCACGCCTGCAGCTGCTCGAAAATGGTCTTCAAACGCTCCTGGTGAGGCTGTGCGACCCTCTCGAAGCTGGCCTTCGCGTCGGCTAGCTGCGCGTTCATGACGGCCTCGTGGGCCACCAGGAGATTGAATTCGTCGCCGTATTCCTTGAGCAGCGCATCGGCCGCGGCGTCGCTTTGCGGGACCGCGATCGTGGGTGCCTTCTTCTTCGCAGCGTTCATGTTTGCTCCTTTGCCAATAGCGTGCGGGTGAAATTGCAGAGCGCGGTCAACCGCGCGCGGACTTCGGCCGCATCGCCGGCGTCGGACGCATCGAGCAGCGCGATCGCGTGAGAGATCATTTCGCCGCCGGAGACCGCGAGTGCGGCGATGGCCTGCGACTCCTGGACCGACAGCAGACAGGTGCGGCGGGTGTCGCCGCGCGCGATCTCGCGCGCCAGCGCGAAGACAACCCACATGTCGGCGAGGGCGCGAACGCGGGCAGCGATGCGGCCGCCGGCGAAGAGCTTCCGCGTCTCGAAGAGCGACGTCGAGTCGGTGTCGGGCGGCGTGCTCATGCCTTTGCTCCCATGCGGTTCGGGCAGCCCTTGCAGGCGAAGGGAAACTTCGCGCGCGACGGGTTGGCGGCGCTGAACTTGAGCGATTGATTGGCGGCGCAGCGGTCGCGGCCGATGGTGCCTTCGACGGGGCAGACGACGGTCGCGTCCATCAGGGCGCCGCGCACCTTCGCCTCGATCGTGTCGTAGCGGCCGGTGTACTTCTTGCCGATGACGGAAGAGACGACGGAATTGTGCAGCCCGACGCGGTGGCCCAGATCGGACAGGCTCTTGCCCGCGTCGCGGTAAAGGTCCGCGGTTTCCGCGAGCGCGCGCGCCCAGTCCGGAAGCGCCGCGCCCCAGCTCTCGACGGCGCGCGCGAGATAGGATTTGCCGCTGCGCGAGCCCAGCGATCTGGCGTGCGTGCTCACAGGAATTTCGCCGCGAGCGCGACGGCGACCCAGAACAGCGCCACGGCAGCCAGCGGCCACGAATGATTCCAGTTCATCGACGGTCCTCCTCTTCGAGCTTCTTCAGAAACCGTTTCGAGACGCTGATGTAGTTGTCGCCTTCGCTGACCGCGTCGGCGTTTTCGAGCTGCGAGAGCGGAATGCAGATGTCGTGGTCTTCGTTCGTTTCGCGGAACGACAGCGACTTCGCGCCCTTGCTGCGGACGACGCCTTCAATTTCGGTGAAGCGGCGGCTCATCGTTTGGCCTCCGCGGCATCCCTGAGTTCGGCCTCGAAGATCGCGTTGGCTTGAGCGCCGCGAAGCTTGTGCAATGTTTCGGCCGAGCGGCTGCGGTCGAACTCGTCCAGCGCGTCCCAGACTGCGTTCCTGGTCAGCTTCGGCAGTCGCTTCCAATGCCAGGGGCACATCAGGTAAGCGCGATCGTGTTCGCGCCCACAGCTCTTGACGATGCATGGGACCGTTGCGGGGC